ACATTACAGTGGGATAACAGTGCTAACTTTACGATACAAGGTAGAACAAGTGCAAGTGTCTTTGCGGCTAATTGGTATTCAATACAAACGTCAGATACTGATGGGCGTGCAGATGCACATATATTTTATACTGATGCTAGTACAGAGCGTATGCGTATTAATAGTACGGGTATAGATGTAACAGGTGCTATAGATGTTGCTAATGGTACAACCTATACAACCACAGGTGACTTCTTAGCTAAAGTACAACAAAACTCTAACGCATCAGGTAAGAACGGGTTATCCGTTATGAATGCTTGGGCAAGTAGCACTTCAACAATATTTGAAGCGGCTATGGGTTGGAATGGTTCAGCGGCAGGTTATTATCCAGTTTTCAAAATAGACGGATTAGGTAAAACTACTTGGACAGATAATGCTGGCAATGTTAGAGCTACCATAGATGGCAGTGGGTTAGATGTAAACGGTTCAATCGATACCGTAGGTGCAAGTAACACTAGACAGTGGTCTGTTGGTACAGCAGGTGCTAAAATGGGTGTATATGCACTTGATAACAGCACTATGTATATGCGCGTAGAAAGTGGTAGTTCAACTAATTTACAGTTTGGTACATACGATAACATTCCAATCTACACTATTACGAACAACACTGTTAGAACAACTCTGTTAGGTAATGGTAATTTTGGCGTAGGTAGTACAGCACCAAAAGCAAGAACACAAATTACTTCAGGTGGTTATGCAACTCCGACATTAGGTTCTGTTCCTTCAGGCGCGTCATTATACGTTTCGCCTGCTGATACTGCTTATGGATTAGTTGTTGGCATGGATAATGTAGCACCACGCACTTGGTTGCAGTCACAGCATACAAATGGTGCTAGTGTTGCGTATACTCTTACACTACAAGAGGCGGGCGGTAACGTAGGCATAGGGACTTCAAATGCGACTGCAAAGCTCACAGTTGCTGGCAACGCAAAAATAAGTAGCGCATTGTACGTGGGTGGTGCTAATGCAACAAATAGTGGTTATATAGAATCGCCTGTTGTAGGGTCATCACGAGCTTTACAAACTGTAGGCAGCGTTAACACTACACAGACCCACATAGGATTTGAAAACCTTTATGGTGAGATAGGTAGAATAGATGTTAGTGCATTCTCAGTCGCTTATGTCACAAGTTCAGACTACAGACTTAAGACTGACGTGCAACCTATGCAAGGTAGTATTGACCGATTAAAAGCACTGAAGCCTGTTAACTTTGAGTGGAAAGAAGAAGGCACTAGAGTAGATGGATTTATAGCACATGAGGCGCAAGAGGTAGTACCTGAAGCAATTAGTGGCGAAAAAGATGCAATGCGCGACCAAGAGTATGTTGAGAGCGAAGCTACAGGTGACATATACACCCCTGCTGTTGACGCTACATATGAAACAATACAAGTTGAGCTAACTCCTGCTGTTGAGGCCGTTTATGACGATGAAGGCAATGAATTAACGCCTGCCGTTGACGCTACATATGAGGAACAACAACAAGAGCTAACTCCTGCTATTGATGAGGTAATACATAGCTCAGATGTTGAGAAGCCAGATGAACTTGAGGAAGGTCAGGCATGGCGCGAAACAACAGAAAAAGTTATGGCAACACGACAAGTGCCAGATTACCAAGGTATTGACCAAAGTAAGATCGTGCCGCTACTTACAGCTGCATTGCAAGATGCTATTGCTAAGATTGAAGCGTTAGAAACACGACTAACAGCGCTAGAAAGTTAAGATCATGGAAAACCCGGCAAACGTAGATGTTAAAACATTATTAACTTTTTGTGCATTATTAGTGACGTTTGTTGGCGGTGTTATTGCTAGAGATAGACAAGTATCGGCTAAAATAAGCAATGACAATTCTAAAACGCATAGTCGTATAGATGACTTAAAAGATGATATGAATGAAAACTTCGCAAGGAAAGATGATGTACGTGAATCTGTTAAAAGAGTTGAGCGCAGCATTGAGAGTTTGGGCGTTGAAATGCGGCAAAACCATAAAGACCTCACTGCACTCATTATTAAGAATGAAAACTAAACATTACATAAAAGTTGATTGGGATAGTGACCGATGGCCTAACTTTAGTGCCAAAGAGCTATCATGCAATCATTGCGGTCAATACTACCATGACCCAGAGTTTTTAGATAAGCTGCAATGGGTACGCACAAAGATAGAAAAGCCGTTGCACATTAATTCTGCACACAGATGCTTTAGGCATAACCTAGCTGTTGGCGGTGTGCCATTGAGCCAGCATAGAAAACTTGCTGTAGATATATCCCTACGCAATCACGACAAAGAAGAATTAAATTTTATGTGTAAGTCTGCCGGGTTTACAGGCTTTGGTTATTATCAGACGTTTTTACACATAGATACAGGCCGCCGCCGTCATTGGTTTGGCGGTGATAAATCATTGGAGTTTTGGTCAAATGATTGATATTTTATCCCCTATCCTATCAACAGGCGTTGGTATCTTTGGCGCGTTCTTGCAGCGTAAACATGAGCGCAATATGTTTAAACATCAAACAGAGCGTATGCGTTTGGAGTTTGAGCAAGAGTTAGCACTGACTGAAATGTCAATGAAAGCAAAGCGTGAAGAAACAGAACAAGAGATTGCACTAACTGAAATTGCTGGCAACATATCTGCGTTTACTAACTCTCAAGATGCTGAAAATAATTTAAGTAAGATTAGATGGGGCAAGTCAATGTTAGGTGACATTGCAAACTTTATGCGATCAATAACGCGACCCGGTATCACTTGGTATCTAGTTTTAATGACAAGCATACGCACAAGCGAATACTACGCTATCACAGATAAGCTAACGCAAGATGTAACTAACTTGAATGACCAGGTAGCATTAATTGGCACGGCGTTTGACCAGATGCTTGCAAATCCTTTTGACTTGGCGCTTGTAAATATGACAGCAATGGTAGTTGGCTGGTGGTTTGGTAGCCGGGGTCAAAATACTAGCTATGAAGATGAGCATTACAAAAGAACTGCTTGATGAAAACATACACTAGCATTGAACGCGCCAGAAAAATTGCAGAAGTTTGGCCTAACAGCACATCACTTGCTGATGCTATGCGAAAGGCTGGTATTTGCACAAATACAGAACGCGCGATGCGACAGCATAAAAGCAATACACAAAGTATTCTTGGTATAAAGCTTGAGCCACATAATCCAAAATATAAAACAAATGACGTAGAGTGTCCGAGCAACTTAGATATAAAAGCTGCAAAGAAGTATAAATCATTTTTAATAACATCTGCAACAAATAACAGCACATTAAACCAAAAGTTTTTTGACACGCTAGAGTTGTTTAGTAAGCATCATAAAAGTCAGTTGTTAATCATTCCCCTCAAATACAGACACAATACACTGATAGCAAAAAAAGATTATCAATGGCCTGTTGCTATACATAACTATGCATTGCTTGATGACTTAATACTTAGCAAATCATTCATGGTGTCTGGATTGCGCCTGACAGCTACTGCTATAGACCCTCTATCTGGTATGCAAGCTCACAGCGGTCAAAGGTCAGTTGTTTATGGCGCTACATCACTGCACCTGAGATTAGCGGCAACACCAGGCGATGAACTGCCCAAGATGCTACAAACTACAGGTAGCTGTACCAGTAAGACGTACACTCGAACAAAAGCTGGTGGTAAAGCTAAGTTTAACCATGTGTTTGCGGCAACATATGTAAAGCTTGTTGGAGATAAGTTTTATCACACACAAATAATTTGGGATGGTAAAGGTTTTTACTTTCTAGATCAGTATTGGACACCAGATGGACTGCAACCCGGTGAAAACGCAGCGGCTATCGTTAGGGGTGATGACCACGCGGCTATGCATGATAGAGTTATACTGAAAGCTAGAGCTAGTTTGTGCGATAGACTTAAACCAGAAATACACGTATTCCATGACGTATTTGATGGCGTATCTATATCACATCACCATAAATTACTTGATAAGATAAAAGTTTTTAATATGCGTATGAACAGTCTGGCGTGGGAGTTAAAACACACTGCCGCACACATAGTGCAGACAGGCGGTAAAGAGAATTGGATAGTAGACAGCAATCACGATAGGCATATTGAGCGTTACTTGAATGAAGGCAGACACCTCAAAGAGCCACACAACGCAGCGATAGGTTCAGAGTTACTTGCTGAGATAGCTTACAAAAATAAATCAGCATTAGAATGTGCGTTTCAAAAATACATACCGGGCTGTTATAAGTTTGTTAATGCAAACAAGCGTGCGAACATAAAAGGAATTGACGTATCACAACATGGCGATAGAGGTGCTAATGGCTCAAGAGGCAGTATCAAAGGCTTTGCCAATGCTATGTATAAAACTGTTATAGGTCATAGTCATTCACCTGGTATTAGTGGAGGTGCGTGGCAGACAGGCGTATCCACCTTAAAACAGCCTTACAAAGTTGGTTTATCTACATGGGCCTGTGCTGATGTAATTATTAACGCTAATGGCAAACGTTCAATGTATTTTTATATTAATGGCAAAAGCCTAGCCGACGTTATTTAATTTTATTTACACCGGGCTTGCCGTCATGGTACCTATGCAGCATATCAAGCATCTGATTGTGTATGTTTCTGATCTGCAATGACTTGGCCCATAAATCTCTAAAATTACCTTCTGGATAATCAACGCCATTGTGTTTAGAGTTTACATATTCTGGCTCATCAAAAAACAATGTGTGCTGCCTCCATTGTTCATGCAAAAGAACAACTTCTCTAAATAAACGCCAATATTTGTCGTCAAAATCTTCTTTATGCTTGGCCATTATGTATCAAGCCTAGTTATGGCCTCATACCTATCGTCAATTACAGAGTCGTTTAACATAGCATCTCTTAGTATAATAAGGCCAGCAATCGCTTTTGTTATATGTGATAAGCCCGAATCCGGGTCATGATCCTCACCACCATAAAATGCCATTAGATGTCTTAGTGCTGCACTGTAATAATCGCTGTAATGCAGTTTTTCCCATCTCCAGTTATAAGTACCATATTTGTCAGCACCTTCGGTCATGGCATCTGCAACCTCATTAAGCACTTGGACAGGCACATGGTGATACTGTCTTTTCTTTAACCCTGCTTCTCTCTTTTTATTTTTCAAGGTCTCTTACCCCTATACCAAACCTTACAGCAAAAGCTTCTATAAGAGCCTGTAGCTCATTGTGTTCGTCTTTGGTCATGCTCCTAGTAGACATACCAACAGGTATCTGCTCGCGCCCATGTTCATCTGGCATAAATTTATTGCCGCGTAACATATGGCAAAAGTAATCTTTCCATTCCTCTGGGCTATACTTCTCACCTGACTTTAATCCTGTGTGATATCCCTCAAATTCATTCCATCGCATAGCAACTGATATAGTTGACAGCAACGCCCACAACCTAGAGTTTTGCGGTATGGTTCTAACATTCCTGGTATAACGCACATATGTACCAATAGGTGAAAGGTCGATAAGGCGTTTACACTCCACCTTATCTGCCTCACATTTTATCTGTACTGTATGCTGGCCCATTTAAAATGGTATCTCGTCGTTGAGGTCTACAGGCTTCGTCACAGGAGCATAACCGCCTCTGTCTGCACCAACACCACCAAAACTGCTCTCACGACTATCCAGAAGCGTTATAACGCCCGTAAAGCCCTTTAAAACTATCTCAGTCATAGATTTTTCGTTGCCAGACATATCTTGCCACTTTCTAGTCTGTATTTTACCTTCAACATAAATCTTGCTACCTTTTTTTACATAACGCTCTACAATGCCTATCAAACCTTCTGAGAATACAGCTACTTTATGCCATTCAGTTTTAGATTGCATCTCACCTGTGTTGCGGTCTTTCCATTTGTCAGTCGTTGCTAGGCTAAAGTTTGCTACTTTACTGCCATTAGAAAATGTTTTTATTTCCGGGTCGTTACCAACATTGCCAATTAGTGTTGCTTTGTTAATCATGTTTTTTCCTTTTTTAGTTGATTAAGTTTTTCTACAAGCGCGTTTACTTCTTCGTTTGCGCTTTGTATCTCTGTTAATATTTCTGCTTGCATTTGCTTATCAGCTTCTACTCGGCAAACAGCAAGCTGTAAACCCTCTGGAAACCTTGGATCATACCCGGCAATGTCTACCCACTCTCTACCTGTCACAAGTAACTGATGTTGTAACTGAATCTGATACTCTTTAGCGTGTGCATCCTTTTCCAGGTAGCTTACCATTTTAGCCATGCTTGCAGGGCATTTGATTTCCACTAAACCATCATCACCTACCAAGCCATCTGGACTACAAGTAATATGCTCATGCTCTGGATGTATGACCATGCCAACCTCTGTTACGATTACATCTTTCTCAAAGGCATAAAAGTCACGCGCTTCTGGTTCTAGGTCGTTCCCTCTTTGCATCGCAGCATTGCTGTAAGTTTCTTCAATCTCGCCTGTCATGCGCTCTAAAGCAAGCTTAACAATCATGTTTTTGCGTGATGTGCTATATCCAGATTTTGTCTTAGCAAGTATGTCCTTAACGCGAGATGCAGTAAAGTTACCACACCTCGCACTAAACCACTCTGAGCTACCTTGCTGTACGTCTACGATTTTCACGCTTCTGCTTTCTCAACAGCAATCAATGTAGCTTTTTGTTCTGCCCAGGCTTGTCGTAACTTAGCTTTTGCATTGGCAGGTAACTTAGCAGACTTAATTTCCTTAGCAACTGTAGCAAGGGAATCATTATCCATTGATTCTGATATCTTTATAAGCATAGGCTCTAAGTCAACTGACTTAACATCGTCTTGCTGTTTACCTAATGAACTGCCGTTACCATCATCATCTTCTGCTGGCATATTGACCGCCGCCATTAATCCATATCGACGCAAATAGGAAATAGAGCTGCCAATGTCTTGGGGTGCAAATGATTTAGGCTTTGCCTCGCAAATTGTTTCTAACCATTCTCCGCTAGTATGTAGCAATCGTGTAGACATTACGACTGTATTGCTTTCAGTAATACCGCCTTGGCATTGTATCACAGCTATTCCGTTTTCTAATAGCGGTAACCTAGCGGCATCTACAACACTTGATAGTGTTGCGTAGCTTGATTTGAAGTGTGGGTTTCTGCCGTCTTTAGCGGCTCCCTGGATAGAACCTATAGCTTTTACAAGCGCAGGCGCAATTTTAGTTATTGTTTCTGAAGTTTTCATAATGTTTTCCTTTATTAATATGTGTATACTACGGATTTATTTTACGTTGTCAATTTATTTTTTTCTATCCATCTTTCATAAATGCTCTTACCCTCCTCTTTTGTTATTTTAGCATTCAAATATCCTGAGTATAATTCTTTAGTACCTAGGCAAACAAGAATACTTGCAGCATATGCATAATTATTTTTCTTTTGTTGTGCATCCTTGTAATAGCCTCTGATAGCATTAGCCAAAGTATTAGGATCATGTTCATTACATAGCTTTACAAATCTAGCATAAGCTCTTTTCTTACCACCTCGCCTAGATTTAACTAACTTGCTATTAATCTCACTCCAAACCTCTTCAAACAACTCTTTATGTTCATTTGTTTGTTCTACTTGTATGTTAGTATGCATCTCCTGCACTAGGGGGGGTGCATCTCCTGCACTAGGGTCATGCACCTCTTGCATAAGGGGTAGTGCATCTCCTGCATGAGGGTATGAAGCAGTATATTCGTTGCTGTCGTGTCCACCTTTATGATTTTTCTTCTTCGTTATTACAACAAATCCAGCTTTCTCTGCTTTATGTAAATGTGTAAATACACTTCTCAAACACATACCACTGCTTTGTGCTATTTTCTTTGCACCCGGAAAACATTGTTCATTCTTTGCGTTCATGTAAGTCCGCAGCGTCAGCAACACTAACCTAGTCATTGGCTCTAAATTGCTTTTTGTGATGGCATCTTCCCATCCCCA